TTGGCGTTTTATTTGATGATGTTCAGATAAATGTATTATACAACACAATTAACACAATAATAACACAGGCAATTACAAGCGTAGAAATGTTTATTGCTTTAAACGCTGATGCTTCTCAAGAAATTATAAATGTAGTTGAAGATGTATTTGAATCTAATATGCCTATTGAAACAGATGTAGGAATGTCTTTTGAACCAATAGAAATACAAGAGCCAACATATGCAGAAGTAGAAATAGAAATTGCAGAGATTGAAATTGCTGAAATAGAATTAGAGTTAGAAATAGAAACTGAAATAGAAACAAGTATTGAAGAAACTATTGTTGAAGAACCTGTTGTTGAAGAACCTGTTACAGAAGAAGCAACGACAGAAAAGGTTGAGGTAGAAGCAAATACAAAAGAAGAAGAAGAGCAACAAGAGGAAGTCCAAGAAGAAGAAGAGAAAGAAACAAACGAAATAGAAGTAGCAAACAACGAAGAGAAAGAACCAGAAGAAATAGAAGAGCAAGAAGAGAAAAAAGAAGAAACTCAAGAAAAGAAAAAAGAAGAATCATCTAAAGAAAAAGCTGTAAAAAAGATTATGAAAAAAATGGACGATAAAAAAAAGTATGATGATGTAAACCAAACTAAAACCCTTGTAGTTATGCAAGTATTAGGGAACACTAAAACCTTTTTCCAAGATCAACAACAACTAAATGATAGAGTAGGATTTTTTTCAAATGTTGTTTTGCCAGACACAATTATCAATGATAATGATATGGCAAGTTATTTCTTATTTGTAGGGAGTGATGGTTTAATGAATGAAATGATAGAAAGTCAATGGCAACAGAAATAGATGTAGGTGGTATAAAGTTCAGAGGAGGTAAGATATTCCTTATCCTTACTGTTTTAAGTAGTTTTGTAGGCGTATTATGGGGCGGTTTTGAGGTTTATTCTAGGTATTTATCTATGGAAAAGAAGATAAACAGCTATACAGCACCAGATTTAAGCGGCTTTGATAAGAGATTAGACCTCATTCAATTAGAAACTGAGATGCTACAATCAGAAATATCAATAATATTAGGAGAGGTTGAGTTAGTTGCTGGAGTTGCAAAGGAACTAAAAAACGATCTAAAAGCAGATGTTAGAAGAATTGAAACTATTGTGGAAGATGTTGAGCAAAGAGTTAAGCAAGATGGCAGAGATAATTCCAAAGATTTAAAAGAAACTGTTAATGAACTAAAAGAAGAAATGCAAAAGCTAGAAGAAAAAATAGATAAAAGAATTAAACTAGCTTTAGAAAATCCTCTAAGTCAATTAAATGGCTAAACAAACTGTAGCAAAAGAAAAATTTGATAAGGTAGTTAAAAGAACGAGTATAGGAAACTCTTCACGCTCTAAGCCAAAAAATAAACACAAATTGAAATCATGGAAAAAATATAATAGACAAGGTTGATGTGGTTTATTCATACTGTTGTTTGTATTGCTAATTTAACACTTGCACCTTTTTGCTCAATAGGTGGTAAATTGCCAATAAGTTTTGATAATTATGAAACTTGTGATAAAGCTGTTGATCGTATTGTGTTAGAAATAGATGAACAACTTAAAGAAAGACAATTAACTGTGGCAATGAAATGTTTTATTAATGAGCAAGTTAACACCTAAAACTACAAGAGAACAACTCTTGGACATTTATAATAAGATTGATCTTATTCAAAATAACCATTTAAAACATTTAGAAAAAGACATTAGCAAACTTAATTATATTTTATGGGCTATTGGCTTCATGGTTTTAACACAATTCGTATCTTGGGTGTTATCTATGATTGGCTAAGATGAAAGATAAAGAATGGGACGAGTTAAAACTTATCCAAACAAAAATTCACGAAGGCTTAGAAAAAGGATACCCACCATTAGGCACAGGTGGTTTAAATAAACCTACAGGCGTAAAAAAATTAGTTTCTGATATTTTAGATATTCCTAGAACTACTGTAGATAGAAAAATAGAAAAAATAGAAAAGTTAGCATTGCAAAGTTCTCATTGGGCTATTGAATGGCACAGATACAAAGAAACAAAACCTCAAGTTATTATAGAAGAATATAAAAAACCTATTGTAAGAATACCAGCACAACGCACTACATTTTCTAATCCAACAAAAGTATTTGTTATTCCAGACGCACATTGCTCCCCAGAAGAAGATCAATCTAGATTTTTATGGATAGGCAAAGCCATAAAAGAATATAATCCAGATCATTTAGTCTGTATTGGTGATTTTAGTAGTTTTGATAGTTGCTCATTTTACGATAAAAACCACACAGTTAAAGGTGCTAAAAAACCTCCAATACTAGAAGATATAAATACAACAGAGGAATGTTTAAAACTAATACATGAAGGCATGGGTGATATTAACCCAGTAAAGCATTACTGTTTAGGCAATCACGAAATGCGGCTATACAGATATGAAAACGAACACAAAGAAGTAGTAGGTGCATTTTCCCAGCAATATGAAACTCTATGGAGAAAAAGAGGTTGGGGTATTTCAGAATATGGAGATTTTTATTTTATTAAGGGTGTGGCTTTCGTTCATGTACCTATGAATGAAATGGGTAGAGAAATAGGCGGTAAGATGGCTGAAGCTAGTGTTATATCAAATGGTGCAACTCACGATATTGTTTTTGGTCATTCACATAGAGAACGAAGCTGGAGAGCCAGTAAGCTAGGTAGAGGTAATTATGTTAAAATTGTGAATGTTGGAACTTGTATGAATTATGGTCATTTAGAGGAATACGCAAAGAATAATGCAAATGGCTGGTCTTATGGTATAACTCAACTTATGATTTCAGATGGTCACATACAAAGCCATAACTTTATATCAATGCTAGAACTACAGGAGAAATATGAATAAAACTAAAGATGATATTGTAACTGAATTAATGAACCAAATGGCTGACAGGTCAAATAGAGGTATTTTAAAATATAAAACTACAATGAAAACAGCTAAAATGAATCAAATACAAGCTATAGAGAACGCTATTGAGGAAGTTTTAGATTGTGCTGTATATTTAAAAAAAGCAGTACATGAGATGAAATTAGAAGAACAAGAAAATTTAAGAGATTTAGAAAACTTTGGAGGTACTGATGAATGAAGGTGATTTACAACAAGAGATTATAGACCATGAGGGAGGAATTTTGTTAAAGCCCTACAAATGCACCTCAAACAAGTGGACTATTGGAGCTGGTCATTTAATTAAAGATAGTGAAAAACATGAGTTTAGAAATGGTATTACTTATGAAACAGGACTAAAACTTTTTCTAATAGATTTCAGTATAGCTAAAAGAGATATGCAAACTTTTTTAAAACCATGTGGAGATATGCCAGACATAGTTCAAGAAGTATGTTTAGAAATGGCATTTCAAATTGGTTTACCTAAATTAAATAAATTCGTTAAATTTAAACAAGCATTGGCAGATGAGAATTGGTCAGAAGCCATAGAACAAATGAAAGATAGCAGATGGTACAATCAGACTCCAAACAGGGCGAGAAGCCTAATGGACAAGATGAAAAAGTTGATCTGAGAAAACACAGAAAAAGACTTACTACTCCAGAAGAAAAAGAGTATATCTACCAAATGCGTAAAAAGTATGCAGAAGAAGATTTAGCTGAAAAAATGGCAAAATTAAGTGAGAAGCAAAGTGTATGAAAAAGAAAAAACAAACTAAAAAGAAAAAAGAAAAGGTTGAATTAAATCATTTGGGTTATCCTGTTAATGACCCATACGGATTAATAGCGGCTTTTTATAGAGCATTTGGAGGTAAACAAAATGTTAGGTAAATTATTTGGTGGAGATACAATAAAAGCTGTTGGTAATGTTATAGATGAACTACACACCAGCGAGGAAGAGAAACAACAATTAAAATTACGATTTGAAGAAATACAAGCAAATTTAAAATCTAAACAAATGGATATTAATTTAGCTGATGCTCAATCTACTGCTGGAGGATTAAGTGGCTTTATGCAACGATCTTGGCGTCCACTTATAGGAATGAGTGCAGCAATAGCAATATTCTGGGAGTTTGTATTATCAAAATTTATTTTATTTTTTCTTGGTGTATTTCATTACGAAGTGATAAACATACCGCAACTAGATACAGGGGTTTTAATGACTTTAGTAACTTCTTTATTAGGTCTTGGAACTCTTAGAACTTTTGAGAAAACAAAAGGTTTAACCAAGTAAAAAGGGGGCAGTATGAAACAAAGAATAGAAAAATGGTGGGACTCATTTTTAAGTTTAAAATGGTGGGTTCAAGCTATTATCATTGCAGTTGTTGCAATCGGTATTCATAATTACATTTTGCATTAGGAGATATTTATGCCAACAGGTAAAGGTTCTTACGGAAGTAATGTAGGCAGACCGCCTATGAAGAATAAAAAGAAAAAAAAGAAAAAGAAAAAGAAAAAATAGACAATGAGCGGCTATACAACTTCAACGACTATAAAAGAATTAATAGGAACAAGAAGAAGAAAGCCGCTCAAAGCTAATGTCAGAAAAAAAAGAAAAAAAAGAACTAAAAATAAAACTAAACGATAAAGAACATTTCCTTCATAAGATAGAATGGGTTGATATTGTTGGTGACAGTACCATTGTCAGCTTAGATGAATTTAAAAGAATGAGAACAGCAACGATTATCACAATCGCTTATGTTCTAAAAAAAGATAAAGAAAACCTCTACACCTTCGCAAGTTACTCAAAAGATGGATTTTACGGAGATCGTAATATTATCCCATTAGGCGTAGTCAAATCTATACACAAAATCACACCTTAATCTTACTATCTGGGAACAGATCAAAAATACCCTCTAAAACGCTTAAATTTGCGTCTACAGAGCCTTTTATGACATAATGTGGAGTATTTAGTATGTTTGATATATTTTGCCATATCTTCTGGCTATCGGACAATCTACCTTTATCGGTTTTTATCTCTAAATAAACCATCTTACCATCTGGGAATTCTAGCACTAAATCTGGAACACCAGCCTTTAAACCCATACGAACTAGCTTATGAAGATACCAAACCTTGCGTTTACCCTCATTAGGTACTGAAAAATAGCGGAATAGGTAGGTTTTTTTCTTATCGTCTAAATAATCGCAGATTTCTTCTTGTATATCAGATTCTTTCACACACTAGATATAGCATAAAAAAGGGCTGGAAAATATTTAGTT